TGAAGAAGACCCGGAAGTTGGTCTCCGGTGTTCCTATTCGTCTTGCGCATGCTGGCTCGTCGACCGCGCTCAAGTCCGACCCCGCAGGCTTGGCGCTGGTCGACGAGTACGATGAAATGCTCAAGAACATCAAGGGGCAAGGTGATCCTCTTGGTCTAGTCGAAGCACGTGGTTTCACATATGCAGACTTCGTCACTGGAATCTCGAGCACGCCTTCTCTCGGTGCAGTGGAAGTTGATTCTCCTGATCCGAAGTCTGGTTTGCTGTTTTGGCGCGTAGCTAGCCCGGATGACCTCAAGTCGCACATCTGGCGCCTGTGGCAATCAGGCACGCGGCACCACTGGGCTTGGGAATGCCCGCACTGCGAACGCTACTTCATTCCTCGTATGAATCTGCTGCGCTGGCGCGAAGCAGAGAACGAGCAGGATAAGGTATCTTCTGCTGACGCACGGCGTACGGCTCACATCGTATGTCCGCGTGAAGACTGCCGAGGCAAGATCACAGACGAGGATAAGCCGGCGCTTAACGCGTCGGGTCTGGCGGTGGCGCCTGGGCAGTGGATCGAGAACGGTGAAGTCAAGGGTTTGCCCCCCGATACACGGAACTTCAGCATCTGGGCGTCGGGGCTTTGCTCACCGTTCCGATCCTTCGGCGAACGCGCTGAGGATTACGTTACTGCGCTGAACAGCGGCGACAGCAACGAGATCCAAACCGTTGTCAATTCGCGCTTCGGCGAATGCTACTTGAACCTAGCCGGTGACGTGCCGGAATGGTCCATGGTCAAGGCGCACCAAGGCGTCTATGAACGCGGCACAGTGCCGGACGAAGCCGTGTACTTGGTCATGACAGCCGACGTGCAGAAGAACCGCATTGTGTGGCTGGTGCGTGGCTGGGGGGCACGCGGCACCAGTTGGCTTATCGACCACGGTGAGCTCTGGGGCGAAACCATGCACGAAGGCGTGTGGGAAGATTTCGCCGAACTAATCAAAACGCCTATCGACGGCGTTGACCTTAAGTTGGTGCTGGTGGATTCGGGCTTTCGTCCTGGTAAGAAAGACGAAATGCCGCTTAACCGTGTGTACGATTTCTGCCGTAGGTTCACATCGCTTGTGCGTCCCACGAAAGGGTCCTCACAACCAATGAGAACTCCGATTATCAAGTCACCGATCGAAGTCAATCGCAAGATACGTTCTGCGAAATTCGGTTTGGAACTTGTTAGGTTGGATACCGACCGTTGGAAATCATTCGTTCACGAGAAGGTACGTTGGCCGGATGAATCGCCCGGTGCGTGGCACCTGTTCGACGGTATATCCGACGACTATTGTCGTCAGATAGTCTCAGAATCCAGGGTCGTTCTGGATTCAGGTCGCATTGAGTGGGTTCGCCGTAACAAAGAGAACCACTACCTTGACTGCGAAGCGATGCAAGGTGCTGCGTCGTACATGCTCAATGTGCAGCGTATCAAGGAGCGTGTGCGTACAATTGCTGAACCTGTAGAGGTTATTGAAGGGACATCGGTCGAGATCGATGCCGCTCCTCAGCAATTGGTTACGGCGCAACAGCAAGCGCAACAGCACCGTGAAGGCCGGAAGTTCAAAAACATTGCGAGCAGGTTGCCAAAATGATCCAGAAAGCTTTCGATATCGTGGCGGCAGCCGTGGCCGCGATATGTTTAGTAGTTGTGATGCTGTCGGTTTGTGCAGCGATATCGAAAGTGCACGCGCGTGACCTGGGCCAATGGGAGACTTCCAGCCCCGAACTACGACAATGGTACCGGTCATTAATGCAGCCCGATAACCCAACAATGTCATGTTGTGGTGAAGCTGATGCGTACTACTGCGAAGACTATAAGTCTGTTAACGGCCAAGCGCAGTGCACCATCAATGATGACCGCGATGACGGCCCCTTGCGTCGGCTGCATATGGAAAACGGCACCGTAATCAAGATCCCCAACCACAAACTCAAGTGGGATGCTGGCAACCCAACGGGACGCGGTGTGGTGTTCTTGAGCGGTATGATCATGGGCGAGCGGTATGTCTACTGCTATGTCCAACCCGGAGGGGTGTGATGTTCTTCGACCCAAATAAGACCACGTTCGCGGGCATGACCAAGGATCAGGTTCGCACGTGGTACACGGCAGCGCAGGCGGCATACCTGCAACTGGCAACCGGTCGCCGCGAGGTGACGGTTAGTTACGAGGGCAAGTCGGTGACGTACACCGGCGCCGATGCCAAGCTCCTCAAAGGTTTGATCGACGAGGCGCAAATGATTCTTGGCTATGGGCGTCAGCGTCGCGCTCTTCGTCCTTACTTCCGCTAGTTCCACCAGCACAGCCTCCAAGGTTGATCGGTGCTGGAGACCATCGCTGGCGCGGTGGGCAGTCGGTGAAAGCCCGACACCCTTTCATAAGGAGAATTGAATATGATCTACGGCAAGTGGCAGTCCACATACGTTGTTGCCCAGGCTAAGCCGGTGAGCGCTCTGATTACTGGCACCAGCACGCACGGGCACCTGAAGAGCTGATAGGAAACAGATAGTGGCCGGAAAAGTTACACTGTTCGACCAGTACGGTTCGGCGCTGCCCCCAACGCAGCGTCGAAAGACCGTTGCGCTGAACGGTGGGTCAGGACGCTTTGGCGGACCTGCGTTCGATGCTGCCGATATCTATGGGCAGCACATGAACGCATGGCAACCGTTCTTATGGAGCCCCGACGCCGAACTCAACATGTATCGCGACCGCATTGTTTCGCGGGTTCGCGACGTTGTTAGGAACGACGGCTGGGCTAGCGGTGCCATCACGCGTGTTCTCGATAACGCGATTGGTCCGCATCTGCGTCCCATCCCGAAGCCGAACTACAAATGGCTTCAGCAATACACCGGCAACAAAGCGTTCGACCACGTGTGGGCCAAGGAGTACTCGCGCGCAATCGACGCTAACTGGCAGGTGTGGGCTAACGATCAGGGCAAGTGGTGCGACTCTGCTCGCAACATGAACTTCAGTCAGATGATGCACGTCGCACTTCGACATAAGCTTGTCGATGGTGATTGCCTCATGATCATGAAGTATTTGAAGGGACGTGTTGGTTATGGCAAGGCGCGTTACGCAACTGCCGTTCAACTTATCGACCCTGATCGCCTTTCCAATCCGCAATTACAATTCGACACTGCGGCCATGCGTGGCGGTGTTAAGATCGATGAAGATACCGGTGAGGCTGTCGGCTACTACATCCGGCAAGCGCACGCTGGTGATTGGTTCAGTGCGGCGAAGTCAATGACGTGGGAACTGATCCCTAAGGAAACACCCTGGGGTCGCCCTATCGTTATCCATGACTTTGAAGTTGACCGCGCTGCTCGTCATCGTGGAGGTGCTGGCATTCTTACGCCGGTTCTGCAGCGACTGAAGATGCTGGTTAAGTATGATAGCGCGGAACTTGATAGCGCGATCATTAACGCCATCTTCGCCGCGTATATCGAATCGCCGTTCGATCAGCAAATGGTGCAAGAAGCTCTGGATGACGGCGAACACTTGAACTGGTATCAGCAACAGCGTACGGATTTCCATAACGAACAGAAGTTCGTACTGGGCAATGCACGTGTACCCGTCATGTTCCCAGGTGAGAAGATCAACGTTCTTGCTGCTGAACGTCCGGCTGCCAATTTCAACAACTTCGAGAACGCAGTTCTGCGCAATGTAGCGGCCGGCACTGGTTTGTCGGCACAGCAGATCAGCAACAATTGGTCGGACGTGAACTATAGCAGTGCGCGTGGCGCGTTGCTCGAAGCCTGGAAGACTATTGATAGGCGTCGTGACGAATTCACGTTCAATACGGCGGCACCTATCCGAGCTTGTGTCATGGAAGAGATGCATGCCTTCGATGATTTGCCGTTGCCCAGTGGCGCACCGGACTTCATTGAATGCCGTGGCGCCTACTCACGTGCGAAGTGGCTGGGTGCACCGCGCGGTTGGATCGACCCGACATCGGAAGCGCAGGCTTCGATTCTGCGCATGGATGGCGCGCTTAGTACGCTTGAAGACGAATGCGCGCAGCAAGGTCTCGACTTCGAAGAGGTGCTCGAGCAGCGCCGCTACGAAATCGAACTCTTTAACGAGTACGGTATCCCGCTTCCGGAATGGTCTGGTCAACAGCCCACACCAGCTAGCGCGACGACGACTCCCAAGTAACAGGAGACAACATTGGGTCAAATTCAGGTTACGGGTGCTTCGATCGTCAGCGGTGGCAGCGGCGGCACCAACGGCACGCGAACGGTCACGGTGAAAGGGGGCACCGTGGGGGCGGGCGGGAGCCCAGCTCAGTTGAGCGTTACGGTCAGCGGCGGTGCTATCACCGCTGTGCTCGGTGTCGTGAATGCCGGGTCGTACGTTCAACTTCCCAATAATCCGATGGCAGTCACCGACGCAAGCTTAGCTGGCGCCACGTTGGCGCTAACTACCAACGTGTTCGGTGGAGAACCGGATTTCCTGCTATGAGTCGGCTGGAGATCTTCTCGTCGCCGCTGGCACTCCTGCCCAGTGCGGCGCTCAAGCTGCTAGCAGACGTCCGCACCGATATGCTGCAGCCCCCCGATCAACCGCTCGCTCGTTTCGGTAGCGACGGCGGCGATGCTCCGGTCATGCGACCTTATGCGCTGGTCGGGGGTGTTGCGCTGATTGGAATGCACGGCGTTCTCTATCACGGTTCGGACTACTGGTGGGAAACTACCTACGAAAGCATTGCTGCGCAGATTGCAGTGGCGATGTCCGATCCGGAATGCCGTGGCATTCTTGTCCATTGCGACTCCCCAGGTGGCATGGTCAGCGGGTGCTTTGATTTCTGCGATGCGCTGTATGGCGCACGTGGCGCCAAGCCGCTCTGGACGCTTGTTGATGAGTCTTGCTATAGCGCGGCCTATGCCGTAGCGAGTTCATCAGAACGGATTATTGTGCCGCGTACAGGTGGTGTCGGTTCTATCGGCGTGATTACCATGCACGTGGACGTTACCAAGATGCTGGAAAATTTCGGTGTCAAGGTATCAACAATCCAATTCGGTGAGCGTAAGTCTGATAGTTATCCGACGACACCGCTGTCAGATGAAGCCCGTCAAAGAATGCAAGCCGACGTTGACCACATGGGTGAAATGTTCGTCAACTTGGTTGCACGTAATCGCGGCATAAAGGCGTCTGCCGTCCGCGACACCCAGGCTGCAACTTTTCTGGGTGAGGAGGGGGTCAAGTTAAAGCTGGCGGACGCCGTAATGCCCGCGCAGGAGGCTCTCGCCGAAATGATCGAGCACGTTAACAAGGAGAAATGAAGAATGTCTGCACGTGTTTCAGGTAATGCTGTGGCGAGCCCGTTTGCTCGCATCGCTTCCCTCGCCATGGGTGCCAAGAAGAAGGCCGAAGAGGATGAGGAGATGAAGAAGGACGGCGAAGAGTGCGCCGAAGACGAAGACAAGAAAGACGACGACAAGGCAGATAAGGGCGGCGACGAGGACGACGCGAAGGCTGCTGAAGACGACGAGGACGACAAGAAAAAGGACGACGAGAAGGCTGCTGAAGACGACGAGAACGATGACAAGAAGGACAAGGCGAACAAGAAGGCGCGTCGTGCGGAGCGCGCTCGTA